TGTTGTGCATTCATTTTAAACTCTCTTTCCCAATTTTCTGAGTTTTTCTACATAACGTTTGAGATTGTCTCTCGCGTACCATAATCGCTGTTCAGATTGTTCATCGATACATCGGTTCACCTCCTGTTTTAGAAATCGTAATTGAACTGCCTCTAAGTCAGACAGATCAGGGTGCATGTTATAACGGTTGTTAGAACCTTGGCTCGACATCGATCCCATCCCGCTGCAAATTTTCAAAATGAGCTATCTTCTCATCCAGTAATCGCAACTGCTCGGATCGTTTACCGTCAGCTATTTCATCTGCACTGTCCCACTCTAGGTCCGACAGTTCCTGCTTCAAGGCCCGTAGTTCATCGACAACGCTCATCAAACGAGGATCGTCTGCTAGTCCGTTCATAAAATCAGGGTTATCACTCATTTACCCACTCCTTCTGGTCTAAGTTTTGGTCTAAGGGATTTACTAATATGGTCTGTTTTCACGCATCGCATAGCTATGTCTTCGTATTGTTTGTCGAAAACATCGTACAGTGCATCTATCCGTAAGACTTGCTCACAGTGTCCTGCCGTCTCAAACAATATCCTCGTCTGGACAGGTTGATTTTGTATGCGATATTCGATAAAGAGCCATGTGAATACTTCAATCATCGTTTGGATCCTTTATCGATTCTTCCGTGACAGAAATCGTGTCGCTACCACAGGATGGACACGAACTGTATTCTACCACATTTTCCAAAGTTTCTACACTAATAGGAAACCGAGCGGCCTCCCATATCTCGCCACATATCTCGCATATGAATTCTAATGCGGTCCTGCGGCCCCTTGCTTTTGTGACCCCGACAAACTTAATCAATGCTCATATCCCCCAGTCACGTTATCAAACAGCATCATCGAAAAAGACTTCTTCATGAAGTCGATGCACTCAGCTATCTCATCAGGCTCAAGGTAGTGCGACGCAATAGTCATGATAGTAGCCATAACCTCTACCTTATTCATGCTATCTGGCATCGCACCAACCAACGCGTCAAAGTATGCGCCCTTCTCTTCCCTCGCTTCTGGGTCCACCATCGCTTCGCCTTTACCCTCCACAGGTATCGATACCGTCCATCGAAGGATACTGTCGTTGCGCTCTAGCATATCGCTTCGCCACTCTTCGACCTCGGACCATGTATCCATCACGCACCAGAATTCATACTCCTCTGGTTTGTCCGTATCCAACGTCCATGCACACACATAACTCATAACGAGCACTCCTCACATAACTTGTAACCCAAAGGGTTAATCACATAGTGACCGTCAGCGTCACAACGCACCTTGGTCACTGGCTCTTCACACTGCTCACACAGTTGCTCAATCTCACCGTCACCGCTGCACGTCTCACACACCTCCGTCGCTGTGTCGATGTACCCCTCATTGAACCCACCTGCATGGGGCCGAGGTACATCATATTCAACGGTCCCCGCACCTTGGCACTCGGGACATTCAACCGTAACGATTGTCTCATGCATGTCCAACAATAAATCTTTCATCTTACCCATTGTTACGTCTCTCCAATTGGTTAGCACCCAACGCATGAACGAGTTCTCGTTCGAACTCATACAACTCCTCAGTCAGAGGGTTACAATCCTCAACGGTTGTCTCAATGTGCTCGATGCAGTCACCTACGCGTTCGATCACATAGTAAAGGCAAACCCTGTCATCTAGTTCCCCTGTGTTCTGCGCTATCTCAATAAACGGAGTTGTTGGTTGATGTGGGATAGCGAAAATTTTCTCACCTACCCGATGCAGTTTCAAATCAACCGTCTCCACACCGTACAGTTCACACAGCATTAAAAGTTTATGGTTAGGAATAGCACTCTGACCTGTCTCGTACTTTGACGAAGACGGCGCACTGATACCTAACTTCTTAGCCACATCGGCCTGATTTAATCCTGCATTCTTTCTAGCTTGTTTAAGCGTAATCATCGATCAATACCTCCGCTTCTGTCTCGATCCAAACCTTCGCACCACACGACAACGGCTTGTCGGGGCTATACACAACGCGGCTCGGTCCTCGGACCTCGGCACTCCATGCCTTACGGTTCTCCTTATAATCCTTCACCGTCAGGGGAGGATGCTGCTCGCCGCCCTTCGCATTCGCACGAATAACATGCTGATTAACGTGGATCCTCGTTTTCATTAGTCCGCGCTCCTCGCTTCATGAATTTCTATAACCATATCGATCACATCTCGGGTGACATCGTCACCGTTCCACTCGACCTCCATGTCCGTGAAACCAAAATTCTCCACGTCGTAATCGATCATCTCCTCGACGGCTTCACGCATGGATACCGCCTCGATAACGAAAGGCTCGATGCCTTCCTCTACTTCATACCAACCTTCAAACATCACACATCTCCAAACTTAGGTTTAATCTCTTCACTGAACCGCTCCGCTAACTGCTCGACAAACGTTCTGAACTCATTGTCCATAGCCTCGTACATATTCACATCAGGATAGTCGTCCTTGTTCTGTGTTACATAGTCCTCGGCCCACGCATGAATGTGGTGGTAGATAAAGTTCTCCAACTGCTCTTGATACATCGGTAACTTACTCATCATCCTACTCCGTGTCCGTTCCATTCCTCGATAACCGTGACCACCGTGTCCGTGACACTAAACCCTGTGGGCGCGTCATCAAAACAGATGGCGCACAGATCACTCCATGCTCTCCATCCCTCGTTGTGGTAGTCGTTACGATCTATGTCTTTGACCAACTGATGTATGCGCTCGACCTGATCGTCGTCGCACTCATAGCTGTCGATGACATCCTGCACTGCCTCCAACGTTGTCTCCAGATACCATCCGCTCATGGCAAACATATTCTGAAACACATATACGTTAGGCTCTGTGTCATCTATCGTCTCAACCGTTACTACAGCAACTCTCATTTCAACATCTCCTTTAACTCTGCTTTTACACGACGCGCCGTGTCACCACGCCACGACTGGGCGTTAGCCAAAAAATAACGAACAACTGACTTGGCACTGTCGTAACCAAAATTGTCATCAATGCTGTTGATTGAACGCATCGCATCCAAATACGGCACAGCACCAAAATAAACTTTGCTCCAGTCGTCACTGATCTCTTTTGCAATCGCGCTAACCGATCTCATAATACTTCCTCCTCTAGACGGTTGATCCAGACCGCAACGGCCTGTGTTAAATGCTTCATGTCGCTGTTCAATGCAGCGTCCTTGATGTCGTACACATTAGGGTTTGCACTGCATGACAATGGATGCGGCTTCGATGTACGAGGAGTGTCTGCCTCGATAGGTGCAACTGTGTTCTTGTTTCCAACTGCATGGAAATTCAAAAACTCTAATAGTGCAGCCTTATCGACAGGTACTCCGACCTCGCGCCAGTCTTTCCCGAAATCACGCTTCGCATCAGCTTGTGTCCCGACCCACGAACCTTGGTCATTGGTATAAAGCCTCATTCTTTTTCTCCTCTTAAAATAGTATGTACCTTATATAGTCTCATACTGTCTTAATACAAGAGGAGTTTTGAGTTTTTATATAGAGATTTCAGGCCAATTTGTTTTTTTTTTTTTTTTTTTTTTTAAAAATATTTTATGAAGCGTATTAATCGTATGCAGTGATTAATTTTAAATATAAAAATAAGGTGTTTTAGACCATGTATTTAAAAAGCTGAATATGTATGCAGTTTGTATGCATGTATGCAGTTGTCTGAGTTTTCTTTAATGCCGCGAGCAGTCGTTTTGATATTTTTTGTAAGAGATAGACTTGGGTTAAAACCTCTATTAGGATAAGTCAAACTCATTGGGGAAGAGCCGATGCCGAGCATAAAAGCTGATATTGAAAATAAACATGATCGAACCCTGACTAATCGTCAGATGACTTTTGCAAAACATATCGTCGAAGGTATCTACAGCAACGCAGAGTGCGCTCGAAAGGCGGGGTATTCTTCTGATCTTGCCTCGAAGCAAGCCTCCGTTTTGTTGAATGGTCGTGATTATCCGCATGTTGTGGAATACATCAAGGAATTGCGCGAGGAGCGAGAGCGTAGGTATGGGGTCACCACGATTGGACAGTTGGAGCGATTGCATCAGCTATCCAAAGGTGCCGAGGACGCAGGTCAGTTTTCCGCTGCAATCAACGCCGAGAAGATCAGGTCAGCACTTGGTGGTTTGACCATCGACAGGCGCGAGAACATCAACACTGTTGACCAGATGACACGAGACCAGATTGTGGCACGGCTCGATGCGCTCAAGAAACAATACCCTCAAGCCTTTGAGGTAGAGATGAAGGATATCACACCAGATGAGCAAGGGACCAGAGGCGAACTTTTGGAACTCGATACGTCAGAACCTACCGAAGAAGTGGTTCGCGACTCGAATTGAGAATAAACACGGCGGCGGTATACCTGATGTACACATTGTTGCCGATGGCATACCCTTTTGGATAGAGTTGAAGGTAACTAAAAGTACCGCAGTTAATTTGTCTGCGCATCAAGTTGCTTGGAATATGGCATATTGGGCCCGAGGTGGCGCAAATTTCATCTTGGTAAAGCAGCTCTCTACGAGGCACATATATTTATTTGACGGGGACCAAGGTCCGGCATTGGTGGACGGAGGGCTAGGCGAGGCGGTGAGCCAGAGGTTCGAGGACGTTGGATCTTTGTTCGCGGCCCTGCGGCCCCACGCGCGTTTTATATTGAACCGTCGAGCCGGATTTGACTCCTGCGGCCCTGCGGCCCCACGCGCCAAAATTTCCCCGGGCGAGGCGACCGAGGAACGAGGGAGCCGAGCCTACTAAATACTGTGTCGAGGAACGAGACTCAATTTAAACTAAACATGCATCGAGCGACTAGCGAGATACAATTTAAACTGACTGTGTCGAGCGACTAGCGAGACTCCGTTTTATGATAGTAGTAAGGGGACCGAAGCCCCCTTATTTTAAGTCCAAGGTATCAAGCGTGATGACCACCTGTCCCGATACTCTGTCAGTGGACTAGACATTGATGGTTTGTCACCTGCCCAACATCCTGCCAGTTCTAAGATAGCGCGAACGTGCTCTCTGTCGATGGTGTCACCGTCGAAGCTGATGTCTTTACGCTTAGATATTAAGAAACAAGCAGCAATGAGCATTTCGTCTGTTAGCTTGTTGAGGGGGAAGAGATCGCTCTCCTCCCCGTAGAATGATTTGCAGTAGTCGATAAACTCTTGTAGTTCGGTTGTGATTTCGATTTTCATTAGTCCCACCATTCTCCAAATAAGATTTCTTTCAGTTCGCCGACGCTTAGTCCCAACATACCTGCGTATGTCGAGAGCAAGAGGTTTGGGTTCTGGTCATAGAACTCGCAAATTTGCTGATCTGTCCATTTGTGCATGTTGTCTTCCATTGTGGGTTTTGCAACTACACCGTCTCCGATGTAGATGCCTGTGTTCCAGTCTGGTTTTACTTGTGGTGTTTTCATCTTAGTGCTCCACGATTGCGATTGATTTAGCTTTTTTGTGACCTGCGCATAGCTTGCAGTCATGACAGGTGACGCGACGACCTGCCTCTTTGGAAGCAGGACACAGGGTCTCGTGCGTGTAGTCAACACCCTTGATGTCTCTGACGATGCGGAAGGTGCGACGACCATTGCGCCAGTGATCACGAGCCTGTGTGTATGTGTCGGCTGACTGCATTGCGATGTCTGGTCGCCATCCTGACTGGTGACTGTAGGCTGTGTGATTGTCTGCTTCTGATAGCAGGTCCTCCCACACTGACGGCGGTACGGCAGCGGGGTCACCGTATGTCCCGATGCGGACGAAGCGACCACGGC